TAAAAGAATTGCTAGAAGGAATAAAAATAGAGGATAACAAGATTGATGTAGCTTCTTTACAAAAGTCTATAGAAAAGAAAATAAAAGAGACTACAATTACTCAAGAAGATTATACAAATCTTGAAACACAGCTTAATACAGCTAATGAAACTATTAAAAAGTTTGAAGGAGGTATGACAAAAGAAGATGTAGAGAATCTAAAAACAACTTATGAAACTGATAAGAAAACTTTGGAAGAAACCTACAAAAAAGAAATTGAAGAAAAGGACTTTAATTACTGGTTAAATGATGCTTTTAAGTCTATTAAATGTAGGGATGAAATAGCGTTAAAAGCTCATTTAGATATAGAAGCACTAAGAAATAGTAAAGATAGACAAAAAGCTTTTGAAGAGCAAATAAACCCTTTGAAACAGGATAAAGATTATTTGTTTAATGCAACACTAGAAGGTGAAGAACCTAAAATAGATACTATAACACCAGGGCAAGAGCCTAAGATAAATGATTTTGGTTTTAATTTTACTGGGGTAAGACCTCATGAAAATAATAATAAATAGGAGGAAATAAAATGGCAGCACTAAATTATGCAAAAGAATATTCAAATGTTTTAGCACAAGCATATCCTTATACTTTAAACTTCGGGGATTTGTATGCAACAGAAAATAATGGAAGATATAGATGGACGGGTTCTAAAACAATAGAAATACCAACTATATCTACAACTGGAAGGGTAGATTCAAACAGAGATACAATAGCAGTAGCTCAAAGAAACTATGATAATGCTTGGGAACCTAAGGTATTAACTAATCAAAGGAAATGGTCAACATTGGTTCATCCAGCAGATATAAACCAAACTAATTATGTGGCTTCAATAGGTAATATAACAAAAGTATATAATGAGGAACAAAAGTTTCCAGAGATGGATGCTTACTGTATATCTAAAATATATGCTGATTGGACCGCATTAGGTAATACAGCAGATACAACTGTTCTTACAACAACAAACGTATTAGAAGTATTTGATAAGTTAATGGAAAAAATGACAGAAGCTAGAGTACCTGAAAATGGAAGAATATTGTATGTTACTCCAGTAGTAAATACACTTATCAAAAATGCAAAAGAGATACAAAGAACAGTAAATATAAAGGATGCAGGAACTTCTCTTAATCGTCAAACAACTGATATTGACACAGTTAAAATAATTAA